GCTTGGATAAGTTGATATTTTAAATCAATCAATTTATCTACTTGATCATTAATATAATCATTCAAATTGATTATTTTAACGTATGCATCGTCTTTGAGACTTACTTTTGATTCTTGAACGTTTATTTCTTTTAGAGACGGAGATTTCAAGAAAGAATTATTCAAGCGGTCTAACTCTTCCATTTTTGATTTTACTTCCAAATCGATTAAACGAATTTGTTTTAATTGATGTTTAATGCCCATTCTTCACATCCTCTCTAATCCTTTTGACTAGCGTTGGTCCAAAGTCTTCAGTATCTGACAAATAATCAAAATATTGACTGAAAAAGAACCGCTCGCAGTCCATTTTCATATTCCATGCTGTTTGATGATATATTTTCTTGAAATGTGTTTCTATCAAATTCCAATTAGAATCCACTACACCTTTTGAAAGCAAGCGCCTTAATGCTATCTTGTAATCATCAACCGCTCTTTCTATGATTCCAGCACGTAATCTGTAATACCATTTATCTTCCATTATCCACCTCACAATAAAGCTTCTAATTTTTCAATTTGAAATCCTGACCATGTTTTTGATTCGTCGCTCAATTCATCGTCAATAGCAACGACTGGAAGTGAACTGTATCCATAGTGTTTGAGTAATTCCAACGCTCCTGGATTTGCTTCAATATCCACGGCTTCGAAAGGGATATCGTTTTGTTTGAGCCACATCTTAGTCATCTCACATTGCATACAATTTGGTCTAGAATAAACTGTTAACATCAAAATCCTCCTTATCGACTGATAAACCTACAAAACTGCCAAAACTGCTGATATTAAAAAACGCCTTTTTCTTCTTACCGTCATGCACACTTATATAATTGAATTTTATAAGGCCTTTCACGTATGATACTGGTTCAAAATCAGTCACATTTTCAAATACTAGTTCTTCACCATTTTCTAAATATAAAGTTAGTTCCATATTTTTCTCCTTTTCTTATACATAATAAATCGCACTCCTTTTCGTTTCTGAAAACTCAAAAAGCATTTGCCCTGATTCGCTAGTGTCATATCCGTATGTTTTATCGTAGCTCGAGTGCTTGCTAGGGCTTTGTAATTGATACCAAGTTAAGCCTGCAAACGATAGTGATTTCTCATGATGGAAGTGTCCAGTAATCAAATATCTTGATTTACTTTCTCCCCATTCCTTTCCAAAATGTGAGACCATAATCTCGAATAATTTATTAGGCGATTTCACTTTATCACCATGATGCATGAATATAGAGTGATTGCCTAACCATGCATGTTTAAATTCTTTGATTTCGACATCGAATTTTATTTGAGGATATATATGCTCTAGCATACTCACAAATAAATAATCCACACTAGGAGCATGATTCCCTTTTAAGTACACGACTTTAACTTTCGGACTATTTTCTAACGCTAAATCAAGCAATGGACTAAGGAAATCATAACCAGATCTTAATCCAGCCTCAAAGTCGACATCATCGACTCTAGTTCCTCTTTCAGTTGTATTCAGAAAATTATCAACATGAAAATAATCTCCGTGTAGCGTTATAAGGATTTCCTTATAGCGATTCATAATGCGCTCCGCAATTTCTCTCTGTAATTTTAAATAATCAAGATGAGAATTATGCCCAAAGTGTAAATCTGACAAAGGAATCAATAAGTATTCGTTTGGAATTTTCTTATCTAATAATTCAATTTTACGTTGAGGAATATCTCCAAAGATTTTCTTAACATCTTGAGCGGACATATCCCATCTTTTTGGCACTACAACGATTTTAGATTGATAATTATAATAAGTTTCTCCGTTTGTTGGAGTAGTCCATTCATTAGATGTTGCTGTTTTTAGTTTAACCTCATCAGGATTGAATCCATGTAATCGAATAAGCTCCTCATTAGAGAATACTTTTCGTTGTTGTTGTCTTACTCTGATTTGAGATCCGATTGAACCATCGTTATTAAATTCTTTAGTTTGAGATTTTTCAACATTTACTCCTTGCCTTTGTTGAAATTCTTTGTAACGTGGTGTACCTCTAACCTTACCTCGAGCGACTTCCATGCTTGCAAGATTGAGTCTAGTTGCAATTTGTACCCAGCTCAGTCCTTGCTCTTTTAAGTCCATGATTTCATCCTGTATCGATTTTGACATTTACACACCTCCCCTTTTCCTTTTTCTTCCTACCCTTCTTCAATCAACCACTCAATGTTCTTTCTAGCTTTCTTTAAGTCTTCAACTCCATTTTTTTCTGCGTATCTTAATAAGTATTCAACCGCGCTACACCATCTATGAGCTTCCATGCCTTTTTTATTTTTAACAAAATTTTCAAGTACTTCTTTCACTTCTAAACCTTTTTCACCTACATAGTGACTAGGCTTATTTACTGCTTCTTTTATTCTGGCGTTTTCTTGTAAATTCATCTTTATACCTCCGTATTCATATTGATTACGTGTGATTGATTAAGTTGTAGTGTTGCATCAAACAATACGAAACCTTTGCCATTTTGAGCTACTTTTACATCCACACTTTCAGCTTCCACACTAGGTAAAATCACAATTGGTTTAACCTTTGAAGGTGCGTTGCTAGGTAGTTCAATTTGAATGTATGTCGGTAATAGTGGTTTGCCAATTCCTAAATTTTCGTGTTCTTTTTCAGTTAAAAGCCGAATTTTATCCGTATTATTTTTATCAACCCATTCTTCTAGTCCTTTTTCTAAGTCAGGTAAGTATCCTTTTTTTAATGCTCCATCTTCTATATGCCGTGCAGCTAACATCAACCATATACTTTCTGAACGTGACTCGATATTTTCCATGCCATTTATTCTATACCCACCACTATCTGTTAATTCAATCGTTATTTTTTTCATCTACTCACACTCCACAAACAATTCTTTTATTTCATCGCCAAACAATTCAATAGCACGTTGGGCACCCTTCTGATTTTTAAAGTATCCGAAAAGATTAAATTCATTCACAGTCCAAAACAATGCAATATAGAAATCTTTTTTTTCTTCAAGTTTAATAACGTATTTATCTTGATTTATGTCATTCCAATCAGGCTTCCAGTCACCATTGCACTCATCACGAAATGCTCTAAATCGTGTTAGTAAATTTCTGCGTTTTGATTCTAGTTCTGCTTCTTGTTTGGTTGGGAAGATGTGACCCTGGTTAAATGTTTTTTTATTAGCAACACTATTATTCCAAAAAAGAAATTTAACTAAACCTCTAGAATTAACAATATAATATTTATCCCTATCCTTATACGGGCATTTCATCTTCCAGTCTTTTTCTTTTTTGCCTTCAAAACTGAACATTTCTGTCACTATTTTATTTACGTTTTCGCTGAATTGAGCCAATGCTTTTTCTAATTCATTAGCATATTTTTCATGTTGTTCTGTCATTCTGATTCTCCTTATCTAAAGTCCTTTTGTAGCTTTCGTAAACCTCTCTATACCCATCCAGATCCATTTCAACGTCATGTTTTTTTGTGAATGTGATTATATATCCCGTTTTTTCTAAAATGTATTGTCCCGAAAATCTATTCAACCACATCAACATTGCTAGTTCCGCAGTTGTTTCAAAGCAGCCTATGTACTCGTCACACTCTCCACACATAGGACACGGTCTGTACGTTTCTATCTGTTCATCTTTGATATACAGTTCCGATTGGCAATTCACGTATGCGTATCTTTCCATTTAATCACCTTCTTATCTATTAATGTAGTAACCAGCAATTGCATCTAATATAAAGCATCCTTCATGTACTTCTTTTTCATTTCTAAACCGCCAAACATCCTTGTCTCCTACATAAGTAAATTTAAGGTATTTTCCATATTCAATACCGTATTCCCTTATACCGTAGAAAATATATTTTCTTTCATCTTTAAGCAATACAGTTAGCGTCATTTATTATCCCCTTCTTCAATCAACCATTTCAGGATTTTTCTTTACAGCTTCATTTAAGTTAATGGCATCTTCCACAGCCTTCAACGATGTTTCAAAACCTAGCAAGAAAGCAAATCGTTCATTATAGCTCATCTCTTCGATCTGCCCATAGTTGATATCTTCCTGGAACTGTTTCAACGCTCTGTCATACATTGACATATCCTTGTATTTACAATGTGCTACAATCAAGTAATGTACATCGTCTTTTAATTTTTCAAATTCATTTTTATTCAATCGACTTCACCGCCTTTTCTAGATTTACTAAATTTTCTACAATTCGGTCTCGAATATGAGCTGCAACTGAATACGGGTCTTTCATAAATTTAATGAGCGTATTCGCGTTCACTTTTAACGCTTTGGAAGCTGCTAACATCTTTTCGCTTGAAATTCCAATCATTCCATAAATGTAAGTGATAGCTTCACCGTAATTCTCACCCATATATTTTAACGCCACATTACTGAGTTGTTCTTGGTAGGGGTCTTTAATAATATTCCCTTCGATAGAATGTTCCTTGATAAACTCTAAAACTTCATTTGGCGTTTTAAAATGCATCGCTTTTTTTATGTCAGTTGTAAATTTATGCGTATATCGTGGATGATTCTTCGCAAGATACCCCATCATGCTTGAGTAGTCTTCGATATGTTGGAAGTACCATTGTGGATATTTAGCATCTCTAATGACATACATTTTTATATTGTTCATGAGCATCTCTCCTTTACTATTTTTCATGTTTTATCCCTCTTCAGAATGGTAAGTCGTCTGTAACGTCTAACGTTTCTCCGCTAGCTGTAAACGGGTCGTTATTTGCAAAATTTCCGCTCGAATTCGCGTTTTTATTACCGTTGAATGTATTTACATGTCCGCCGTTAAAACTCTCTCTATCGCCCTCTAATCGGCTTGTAGCGTTACGTGGTTCAAGTAAACTAAAGTTTTCTGCTAGTACCTCTGTCACGTACACTTTTTGTCCTTGTTGATTTTCATAGTTTCGTGTTTGAATACGACCCTCAATCCCTACCTGTGAGCCTTTGTGTGTAAAGTTTGCAAAGTTTTCCGCCGCCTTACGCCACATTGCGCAGTTGATAAAATCTGTTTCCTTTTCGCCGTTTTGGTTCTTAAAATTTCTTTCTACCGCTACCGTGAAACTAGCGTATGCAGTCCCGTTCG